GCTGCGTGGTGAGATCTCTCGCAAGATCGGCTACGCCCTGGCTGAAACCTATGACCGGAAGATCTTCCGTAGCATCACCCGTGGTGCACGTGCTGCTTCCCCTGTTTCTGCTACTGGCTACACCGAGCCTGGCGGTACTCAGATCCGTCTCGGTACTGCTACCGATAGCTCTGACGCTACCAACCCCACTTCTCTGATTGCAGGCTTCTATGACGCTGCTGCTGCTCTCGATGAGAAGGGTGTCAGCTCTGACGGACGTGTGGCTGTCCTCAACCCCCGTCAGTACTACGAGCTGATCCAAGCTGTCGGTACTAACGGCTTGGTGAACCGTGATGTCCAAGGCACTGCACTGCAGTCCGGCACAGGCATCATCGAGATTGCTGGTATCCAGATCTACAAGTCCATGAACATTCCGTTCCTGGGCAAGTTCGGTACTAACTCCAGCCTGCCTCTGGCTGGTGACTTCGTTGGCGAAACCATGCCTGCTGATACCGCTGTGTCTGGTGACAACTATGGCTCCCGTAACAACTACGGTGGTCAAGTCTTTGGCAAGTCCTGCGGATTGATCTTCCAACGGGAAGCTGCAGGTGTTGTGGAAGCCATCGGACCTCAAGTCCAAGTGACCAGTAACGACGTGTCCGTGATGTATCAGGGCGACCTGATCGTTGGCCGTCTCGCTATGGGCGCTGACTACCTGAACCCCGCCGCTGCTGTGGAGTTCGTGTGTGACGTTGCTCCTACCGTTACCAATGGCGCTGTGGCTACTACCGGTGCTGCTGCATTCTGATTTACCTATCTATTCATTAGATCTACGGGGGACCTTCGGGTCCCCTTTTTTTTATTCATATGACTTCTACTCCCTCTACGATTTCACTCGATACCGAACTATCCGCAGTTAACTCTATTCTGGGGAGTATCGGTCAAGCCCCAGTCACCAGTCTTGACTTCACTAACCCTGAAATTTCTTTCATTCACAATCTTCTTCGTGAAGTTAATGTCGATGTACAGAATGAAGGTTGGTCTTTTAACACTGAATATCACGTCACCTATTCACCTGACACCAATGGCTATTTTGTCATTCCCCCTAACGTAATTAGGTTTGACGTCCACGATAACCAGAACATCAAAACTACTGATGTAGTTAAACGCAATGGAAGGCTTTATGACAAGTACAACCACACCGATGTATTCACCTCAGATCTTGATCTCGACGTCGTCACGCTTTACGAGTTCAGTGATCTTCCTTCTGTCTTTCAACGTTACATTACTTACCGTGCTGCTGGCAGAGCTGCTGCTCAGCTTGTAGCTAACCCTCAATTGGTTCAGCTTCTAGGTACACAGGAAGCTCAGGCACGTGCTGCCTGTATGGAATACGAATGTGATCAAGGCGATCACACCTTTATGGGTTGGCCTAATGGCACCTCATACAACGCTTATAAACCTCATCACGCACTACGTCGCTAATGACAAGCATTACTCAGACTATCCCTAGTTTTACTGGTGGTATCTCACAACAACCTGATGAGCTGGTACTACCAGGACAGGTGAAAGATCTAGTTAACGGTATCCCCGACATCACGGATGGTCTGGTAAAGCGTCCTGGCAGTAGGTTTATCAGTGCTTTGTCAGGTGCCTCTGCAGGTACTTGGTTTAGTTACTACCGTGATGAAAGTGAAGGTGCTTACATTGGTCAAGTACAACGAAACGGTGCAGTAAAAATCTGGAACTCTTCAGGTAGTCTTGTTCACAACGGCAGTGCCAATGGCTATCTTGCACACACAACAGATGAAGATCTGAACTTCCTTACTGTTGCTGACACTACTTTTGTAACCAACAGCACTGTCACGGTTCAACGCACCAGTGCAGCTTCAAGTTTAAGAAACCCTACTTATCAAGCTTACGTTGAACTGCGAAGGCTTGCTCACGGAAGAGAGTACAGTTTTGATGTTGCCACACCAAGCGCTACAGAAACTGCACTAGATGGCAGTGGTCGTGGTCGTGTTATTCAAGCCACTCTTAAAGCGGTTACTTATCCAACAATCCTACGTGGCGCTGCAGGTAATACCACTTCTTATCAAGGTATCGATCCCTCACTTCAATATCAAGGTACTGAGGTTCTTCCGGTTTCTGGTGGATCTGGAAGTGGCATGGTTGTTAGATTGACAGTTACTGGACAGGTGGTTGTATCTCCCAATGTGTTGGGTGATATTGATGGTGATGATTATGTAGGCGTTTACAACAAACAAATTGAGATCCTACATGGTGGACGTGGTTACAGCACTTCAGACAGTAACTGCTTTGTTCAGATGCATGGCATCACCTACGGCATCAACATCGTAGAAACTCAACAGATCAATGTAAAAGCTGATTTAGGTTCGTTTCGTCCAGGTCCTACTACATTTGACGCTAACGCTACTGTCTCCTCAGATGTGATTCTGAGTCAAGCTACATCTTCTTCACTTGGCGTGTCTGTTGAAAAGATCGGCAACGGACTGTTCTTGTCTTCTAACTCTGCTTTTGTTGTCACGACAATGCAGCCTGACCTTTGGAGGATTACAGGAACTGAAGTAAACGATCCTACTGAACTGCCACGTCAATGTAAAAACGGAATGGTTGTCAAGGTTGTTAACAGCAGTGACTCACAGGAAGATGACTACTATCTCAAGTTTGTAGGCGACAATGGTGGTAGCGGTCCAGGTCGATGGGAGGAAACTGTCGGACCTGGGGATGCACAAAATCGCGTTTATACAACCTTTGACGCCAGCACTCTGCCGCACATTATTCAGAGACAGTCCAACGGTTCATTCACGGTTGGTACTTACACATGGGAAGACCGTGTTGTAGGTGACGATGACACTAATCCATTCCCATCATTTCTGGACAAAAAGATTACCCAAACTTTCTTTCACCGAAACAGGTTGGGTTTCCTTTGTGAAGACAACATTATCTTAAGCAGAGCATCTGAGCCTGGTAACTTCTTTCAGGAGTCCGCTTTGATCATTGGGGCTTCTGATCCTATTGATATTCAAGCCAGCTCCACGCAACCTACACAACTAAAGACTGCAATTGAAACTAATACTGGTCTTGTCGTATTTGCGGAGACTCAACAGTTCCTTCTGCATACTGACAGTGACTCTTTGACGCCTGATACTGGTAAGGTTTCAAACATTTCTACATACAGATACAGCCCTAAATCAGTACCTATTTCTCTTGGCACTACTATTGGCTTTGTGGATAGTGCTGGTGTCAACGGACGTTTCTTTGAGATGTTTGATATTCGCCGTGAAGGTGAGCCCAGCATGGTTGAACAAACTAAGGTTGCTCCACGTCTGTTGCCTAATGACTTGGATGTCATGACCAACAGTAGGGAAAACAACACTGTGTTCTTCTCTAAATCTGGGACTGCAGACATCTTCGGCTACCGTTACTTCAATACTGGAGACAAACGTGCACAGTCAGCTTGGTTCAAGTGGACCTTGCCGCATAACATTGCACATTTGTTTGTCCTTGACGATGACCTCTTTGTTGTAAGCAGTGACTACAACCTCCTCAAGATTCCTCTTCAAAGAGCTGATGCCTTGCGTCAGTCAGTAGGTGATGATTTCTATGGAGATAGTTTAGCTGGTGGATATTCAATTCACCTTGACTCTTCCAAGTCAGTTACTGCAGGCTCTTACGACGGTACACATACCACTGTTTCTACTACTTTGGTCGGCACTGTAAATCAAATGGCTGCCGTTAATGTGGCTACCGGAGAAGTGTTTATGGAGGATATAGATCAGCGTAATGGCAACACTTATAAATTCCTTGGTGATTTTAATGGTGATACTGTTGTTGTAGGTACTTTGTTTGAATTTAATGTCAAGCTGCCGCGTATCTTCGTTAAACAAAAAGCAGGGGAGATTACTACCTCTGACGTCACCGCATCTCTAACTATTCAACGTGTTCATTTTAGGTTTGGTCCTGTTGGTCAAATCGATGTCAACTTGAAACGGTTAGGTAAGAGTCTGATGCAGATTCAATATGACGCCACTCCTATGGATCATTACGATGCTGATGAAGCTACGTTTGTATCTGAAAAAACACAGACAGTTCCTGTGTATGAGCGGAATAAAAACTGCAACATCATTTTAAAATCTACTCACCCTGGACCTGCTCAATTCCTTTCGATGTCTTGGGAGGGTGACTACACTCCCATGCACCACAAGCGTGTCTAAATACATTCATCCAATCACAATGCAGGCTGCCTATGAGGTGGCCTGTAATCTACTTCCAGAAGATCGTAAAGAGGTTGTCGAAGGTCATGGACATGACCCGAAACGCAGCCTGCCACTAGGTGCCAAGTATGGCGACTCTGTTTACTTCACAGTGCCGAACGGTGAGCTTGCTGGATGTGCAGGAGTTAACCCAGAGGGTGCTATATGGATGCTCTGTACTCCTGCCATACATAAATACCCAATTACATTCGCCAGAGAAGCGAAACGCTATGTAGAAGGTCGATCTGAAAAGCTTCTTTGGAACATAGTTGATAAGCGAAACACTACCCACCTAAAGCTTCTCAAATTCCTAGGTTTTAAATTCCTGCGGGAGTTTCCTTATGGACCTAACAATTTAACCTTTATAGAATTTTGCCGTGTGCGAACCCGTTAGTGCAACGTTAGGGGTTCTGTCTGCAGGTGCAAGTGCTGCAGGTGCTATTGGTGCTCACCAAGATGCACAAGCCCAAGCCGCTGCTCAGAACCGCTCCATTGCTAATAAAGCTAATCAAAGAAATAGACAGTTTGAACTTGATTCACTTCAAGGCGTTGCTGAATACAACACTGCTAAACTAGGATTTAAGCGACAATCAGAAAGCATTGCTGACGAGTTTTCTGAATTTGTCAATGAAGAAGAGTTGGCTCGTGATGACCGTATTAACCAATATATCCAGGGTGATCAAGCTCTGGTATTGAAGTTAATGGGTGATCAAAAAGCTAACGAAGGTGGCCGATCACGTAGCTACGGCAAGAACCTAGCTAGAGAGATTGGTCGCCAACGTGGTGCAATGGTCGCCAACCTTGGTCGATCTGATATTGCCTCTAAGCGGGCTGTCGATAAAGCTCGTAAGTCTGCTGATGCTCAGCGTGCATCTTTGTTTGCTGAGATCAACAATCCATATCGTTCAGGTCCTGCACCTAGTCAGGATATTGAATTTGTCAAAGGTCCGTCACCCCTGGGTCTTGTCGCTGGACTTGCTGGTGCAGCAGTTCAAGGTGCTTCTACGTATAACTCGTTTGCACCTGAAGGTAAGAAAATTGGAGGAGATTGATGACATCATCTTATCAAGGCATCTCACAGGGTAATCGTGGATTTGATCCCAGCCCTACGCCCGACTATACAAAACAAATACAACAACGGAACCAAGATCTTCAAAAATATATTTCTCGTTTTAATGACTCCGTAAATGCCAACGATGCTGCACGTCTTGCAAACGCACAGATGGCAGGTGATGGTATGAGAGCGCTAGGTAAGCTGTCCACAACCCTTGGTTCTGTTCTTGGTGAGATCCAAAAGAAACGGATTGAAAAGTTTCAGAATGAAGCTGCTCTTTTAAAAGCCCGTGGTCTTGATAGTCAAGAAAAGATTGACGCTGCACGCGAAGAGCAGGATCGTCAAGAGGAGGAGCTTCGTCAAACCAGTGCTCAGCTTGACAAGGTTAAAGATAAAATGGTCACGAATGATGAGCCATTTAATGTTGTCCAAGATGTAGGTAAACTCAATGGTTACCACATCGCTGAGTTAAATCGTCTAAACATTATTGAGCATTCGAAAACTTTTGATTCTCGTCTGCAAGCCTTTATTGACGAAAAGATTGAGTCTGGTGCCGACGGTTCTGCAGATGCTCTAGTTGGTTACACCAAAGAATTTACTTCTAAGTTCCTTAATGAGTTTGAGGATTACAGCAACAGTCTTGTCGCTAAGTATGCTCTTCCGCTTATCCAGCAAGGTAAAGCCAAGCGTGTGCAGGCTATCCGTGAACAAGAAACTGCTGATAGATCTACAGGGATTGTAGAAAATGCCACTACTCAGCTTCTAGCTGATAACAATCTTGAGTCATTCCTTAATAGTGTTCGTTTTACAAAAGACCGCAATGGCAATTACTTGGGTCGTAAAGGTGCATTGGATCTTCTAGAGACTATTAACCAGCGACAGGCAAGAGCTGGTAATCCTTTGAATTTTGATGTTCTTGGCGAATCTATTGCTAGCAATGGTAAGCCGTTTAAGGATCACCCAAGGTTCGAGTATCTTAAAGATCAGCGTGACGACATTCTTCGTGGAAACTTTGACGAGGAACAGGCTGAGGAACGGCAAGCTCTTCAGGAGATTGAAAACAACTTTTACCAAGCTGCAGCAAGTAGGGATGTTCCATTTAGTGATGCCGAGATTGAAGCAATGCAAGAAGATTTTGAGCGTGACACTGGTCGCAATCTTTCTCAAGCTACTTGGCTAAGTAACTACAAAACGAGTACTGCTCGTGATATTAAGGCTGACAAGGAAAGCCTTGATGAGCTTAGAGTCCGTCGTGGTTATCTAATTGAATCTGATCTTCGTGACGTTCACCCTAGTCTTTATGGTCAGTACATCAACATTGTCCAAGAGGATGAAGGTTTGGCTAAACCTCCCGAAGGTCACGATGCCAAAGTACGTACCTTTGTAAATGGTCTTGTTAATCAAATTACTGATGAAACTGACGGCACTAAAGACAAATCTGCTAAGTGGCAGATAGCTAAGGACAATGTTCAAGCTGAGTTTGATCGTCTGTACTCAAACAACATTCGTTCTGGCATGTCTCAACAGCAGGCATACACCGACGCACGTAATACTTTGTTCACTGAGTTCGGTTCTGGTAGTTCCATTTCCGATAATGTAAGAACAAAATACTCTTCTGTTACTACGGTTGAATTTAACAAAGCACGTGCACAACGTATTGCTCGTGCAAAGACACAATTGGCTTCAGGTGATGATCTAAGTACTTCATTGATTCCTGATACCTACGATGAGTTAAAGCAGCTTGATAAATATAACCAAGGTTTGGCTGAGATTCCTAGTTTCTATTACGACGTAGCGAGAGATGTCAAAAACATTACTGCTTGGGACATTGCTAATGCTCAATATAAAGCATATACAGGCAATGAGCTTGGGAAAAGTCCTAGCGAGGAAGCGTTTGATGCGGCAGATCCAGCACTACAACAGGTACTGAATTACAAACCTACTCGCTCTAAGATTTTCAGAACTAAAGAAGATGCTGATTACAGCGATCCTGCTCTCACTTTAAGTGGCGATACTAATCTTCTTAGACAAGCCGCAGATATTACTGGTAAATACGAAGCGGGTGCTGCTGGTTACAACGCAGTAAACCAAATCGGAATTGACGGTGGTCACGGTACAGAAGGTTTTTCTGGTGACTTCAGGCAGATGAGTCAACACGGTGGAAAAGATTTGACCACCATGACGCTTGGCGAAATCATGGATCTACAAGCCAACTCAGATATGTCTGATGGGCAATGGATTCGTGAAGGCAGGCTTCATGCAGTTGGTCGTTATCAATTCATTGGTAAAACACTTAGAGGTCTAGTCAATCGTTTAGGTATCCCTCTTACAACTAAGTTCACCCCAGAACTACAAGATCGTCTATTTGCTTCATTGCTCAAGAGCGGTGGTCCTAGCCAATGGATTGGTCTGACTAAAGCTACGGCTAACGAAATGGCTGTTGTTAATGCAGCTAGAAATTCATTATGATCGATCCTAAACTAATTAACCCTGATGACCTGCTACGGCAGGCTCAGGATATTCAAGATTATGTTGATGAGCGTACCGCACTTCAACAACAACAGGAAGAGGTAGCAGCACAACAGGAGCTAGAGGAAAGTGATCCAAAAGCAGCACGTGAAGCTGCTATTGAAGAAAACCTCGGTAGTAGAGAGGAAGTAAAAGCACTTCGTAGTGGTTTGGCTATTACCGCTGAATCCCTTTTGACGTTACCTGAGCGTGTTATTGACATGTCAACAGGTGAGATGACACGTCAGATTGACGAAGAAGGTGAGTACACACCTGACACTAATCCGTTTGGTCTTGTTAAATACATGCAAGACGTCCAGGAGAATAATCTCACTACTACTTGGTGGGGCGGTCTAATTGAGATGGGTGCTCACTATGGATCTCTTGGATTCCTTGGTAAAGCCGCTGGTGTTGGCAAAGGTTTCAAATCTCCTTTGGCTCAAGACCTTGCAATTGGTGCTGCTTCTGATCTTGTCTCTAAGGAATCACAAGATCAAAACGCAACTTCTGCAATTGTTGAAGCTCAGCTTCTTAAGCGTATTCCTTGGTTTGACGAGTTTATTCTTGGTGCGCCACAAGGCACTCTCCAAGAAATGTTTGACGATGGTGTAGCACCTTGGCTTGCTACTAAAAAGTCAGACCACCCTTGGTTGAAGACCCTTAAAAATATGGCTGAGGGTGTCGGTCTTGACATGATCGCCTCAAAGGTTTTGTCTCGACTTGACCCTGTAGAAGACGTTGCACGTAAGCAAAACATTACTGATCAAGTTGATGAAGCTGCACGTGAAGAGATGGCACAGGAAGCTGCGGCTCGTTCTGCCTTCCAACGTGCTGAAGCCTTGCGTGCTGATCGTCCCCAGCTTGCTGACCAAGCTATCGACGTAGAGGTTCTCCGTGATCCTCCTGAAATAGAAGGTGAAGCTATCCGTGCCCTACCTCCTGCAGGTGAGCCGGGTAACCAGTTCAGAGCACACAAAAACAAATCCATTGCTGACCCCTGGCAAGGCAGCCCTACGTCTGCCAAAAAACCTTTCGATGTTGCATCTCAGGCTGAACACCTGGGACGTACTTGGAAGACAGCAGGTGCTGGCTCTACTGACTCTGTGTTCACTGCTAAGCAGCTTGAAAACATGGCTCGTTCTGTCGATGTGACAGAGACCGAGTTCCGCCGAATGATGAAGGATCTCGTTACTGACGAGCGTTATCAGGACATGCTTAAGCAGGCAAAGAATGCTGGTCAATCAATGCGTGCTACTTACGGTGGCGCGTATGACCGTGTCCGTGAGGCGCTGGGTCGTGACTACACCGATATGGATCCAGATTCCTTCTGGAATGTTATGTCCCGTGATTCCGACACCATTGGCGGTTTGGAGTCTTGGAACAGTGAAGCCATCCTTGCTGCTGACCTGATCAACGCATCGCTGTTTAAGCAGGTGCGTGACATGGGTATTGGTATGCGTGAGATCGGTGAGTTCGCTGACCTCAATGACATTGATGGTCCTATGAAGGCGACTGTTGATCGTTTGATTGTCGGTCTGACTAACGTCAAACGTTCACGTTACCTGGCAGGCGCAAAGCTCCAGGGTCTTGACTTCAATACTCCTGGTGCCAAAAAACAGATGAAAGAAACCCTGGATAAACAGGTTTCTGAATCTAGAGAAGCTTTGATGGCTTACTTGGAACTTGCCAAAGATCAGCCTACGGATGAGATGACTGACATCTTGGCAGAGTTCTTCTCTATGTCTAACGATGTCCACAACCTCACTGACTTTGACGCATACATGCGAGCAAAGCTTCGTGGTGGTGATTTCAAACAGAAAGGTTATTCCAGTCGTGTCGTCAAAGAGCTTGGTTCTGTGATGGTACACAGCATCCTGAGCGGCGTTAAGACGCCTTTGAGGGCAATGATGGGTACATTCACCGCATCGTTTGCTAGACCGCTTTCTACGGCCATTGGGGCGTCAATTAGCGGTGATCGTGCATTGGCACGTGCAAGTCTTGCTGGTGTTAATGCATACGTGCAGACAATCCCTGAAGCTTTCAAGCTCTTCAAAACCAACCTAAGTGCTTATTGGGCTGGTGATATTGCTGACATGAAGACCCGATATACCGAAGGTGTGTCTAAGGATGATGAATCCTGGGCTGTCATGGGTAAATGGGCTGAGACTAACGGCACTGTTACCGACAAGGCTGCTTATCGGATTGCTGATATTGCACGTACTTTGAACAGCAAGAACTTCCTTACCTATAACACTAAGATTATGGGTGCTACGGATGATGCTTTTGCACTTCTAATGGCTCGTGCACGTGCCCGTGAAAAGGCAATGCTCGAAGCTATGGACATCCACAAGACTGGTGAGCATGTAGACATCACGCCTGAGCTACTTAAAGAGTATGAAAACAAGTTCTACTCCAAGCTTCTCGACGAAGACGGCAACATCAACCTTAAGAGTGATCTCTATCTTGAGTCACAAGTCAAAGAAGCCACGCTGACAACTGAGCTTCGTGGTTTTTCTAAGAACCTTGAACGCTTGTTTGAAGCAGCTCCGATGCTCAAACCGTTCTTCCTGTTTGCAAGAACTGGTATCAACGGACTTGAGTTTAGTGCTAAGCACATGCCAGCAGTAAACATGCTGGTCAAAGAACAGCGGGATATTCTCTTTGCCAAGGCTGATGATCTGGCGTCTGTAAAACAGTACGGCATTGAAACTGCCGCTGATCTAGCTAATGCCAAAGCTTTGATGAAAGGTCGTCAAGCCATTGGCAGTGCTGTTGTGATGATGGGTGGTCTTTATTACGCCACAGGCAACCTCACAGGTAACGGTCCCCAAGATCGTCGTCTGCGTCAACTGTGGATGGATACCGGCTGGCAACCTAGGTCTTTCAAAGTACCGACACCCGCTGGTGATGTTTGGGTGAGCTACGAAGCGTTTGAACCGTTTAACAATATCCTTTCGACTATTGCTGATATTGGTGATAACCAGGCTTTAATGGGGCCACAGTGGGCTGAAAGTAATCTTCTTTCCACTTCATTGGCTGTAGCAGGTGGTGTGGCTAGTAAGTCCTACCTGCAAGGAATTACTCAATTGGTTGACCTCTTCAGTGGTGAGCCTTACCAGATTCAAAAGATTGCTGGCAACATTGCAAACAACACTGTTCCTCTTGCTGGATTGCGTAACGACATTGGTCGGACTCTTAACTCCCCAATGCGTGAGATCAATAAGAACATCTTTGACACCATCCGTAATCGTAACTTGACCTCTGAATATGGTCCTGGTCAGGATCTTCCTACGAAGTACGATCTTCTTAATGGCAAAAAGATCCGTGATTGGAATTTTATTGAAAAGATGTTTAACCTTGTTTCGCCTGTAACCCTTAGCCTTAACCAAAGTGACGGTCGTACTTTGCTGTGGAACAGTAACTATGACCTGCGTCTAGCTGGTTACTCTTCTCCTGACGGTATTCCCTTGAAAGAATATCCACAACTCAGGTCAGAGTTTCAAAAATATTTAGGTCAACAGAACCTTGAAGGTCAGCTTGACAACCTTGCAGACCGTGACGATGTCATTGCTTCTGTCGCTCGTATGAACAGGGATCTTCGGGCTAACAAAAAAGAGCTTGATCCTATGAAGGCTTATACCCATAACAAGCTGATCAAGGCAAAATTTGAGGCTGCACGCAAAAAGGCTTGGGCTTTGGTACGCCAAAATAACCCTGATCTCGTAGCCGAACTCTATAAAAAGCAACAGGATATTGCAGCTGATGAGGCTAGAACTCGCAACGAAACAAGTGCTCCTGCTCAAATCCAAACTATTAGACAACTACAGAACAACTAATGGCTGAATCTCAATACACAGCTCCAGCCACTTACAACATTACTTTCCCTTCGTTGTCTCAAGCAGAGGTCAAGGTAAGTGTTAATGGAGCAGAACTTTCTACCAGTAACTACTCCATTTCTAACTACTCCACCTCTGGCAGTGGTACTGTAACTATTTCATCTACCGTTGCTAACGGTGATATTGTCCGTATCTTCCGTGATACTGACATTGCTACGCCTGAAGCAACGTTTGCTCCAGGTGCGTCAATTAAGGCAAACGATCTCAACGAAAACAACCGACAGCTTCGCTACAAGCTCGAAGAAAAGATTGACGAAAGTAACATTGCTACTCAGGCAGTTGTTACTGATGCGTTGCGTGATCTTAACGTAACTACAGCTAAACTTGCTGACGGTAGTGTCACCACTGCAAAGATTGCTGCAGACGCTGTTACCAACGCTAAGTTGGCTGATAACTCTGTTGCAATCGAACAGATGCAAGACAACTCGGTAGACACACCTGAGCTTGTCGATGCTGCTGTTACTACTGCCAAACTTGATGATAACAGTGTTACAACTTCCAAAATTGTAGACGCTAACGTTGTTACATCGAAAATTGCAGACAGTAATGTCACTACTGCAAAGATTGCTGACTCTAACGTTACTACAGCTAAGATTGCTGACTCTAATGTTACCACTGCAAAGATTGCAGACAGCAATGTTACTACGGCAAAGATTGCGGATAGCAATGTTACTACAGCTAAAATTGCCGACGCTAATGTAACTAACGCAAAACTTGCTGACGATTCAGTATCTACAGCAAAAGTTCAGGATAACGCAGTCACTGAGCCAAAGCTTGCTAATAATTCCGTTACTAACCGTCAAATCGCTGATGGTTCTATTGATGGTGCAAAACTGACTGACAACACTCTTGATGTTGACAAGATCAAAGGTCTTGACATTGTCACTACTGCTGAGCAGAACGCCGGATCTCCTACTTGGACTGGTGTTGATGACGTACTTGCATCTATTGGTGCTATAGAACGTCGTCATGATGTTCTTTATCAGAACACCACGCCTCCCGGTACT